TATCACTGGATGACAGAGGGTGGCCGTCACTTCCTAATGAAGGGAGCCTACAAGCCACACAAAGGAGCAAGCAAAGAAGCGCCCTTTCGTCTTGTGTCACACAATGCTGGTGAGCCGAATGCCGCTATGGATGCTGCTCGTCGTGCAAAGAAAGGTTGAACTTAGCATCCCCACGCATCTTACTGTATAGACGGGCGATGATACCTCGGCCACGCTGTGTCACGGCATAGCGAACCCTATAGTTGTACTTGGTCTCGTCACGAAAGAAGAAGTCCTCTACAGATTGACTGGGCGTTAGTTTATCGAAGTGCTTATATAGGAAGCCGTCATTTACCAGTTTATAGATGAACTTCTTCTTTAGTTGCGCCTCGGACTTCCCAGTAGTCTTAGCCAAGTAGGCTACCGTAAAGAACTCAAGGTCATAGACAAACAGAAGGATATCTAGTTCTGGACGAGCCAGTCCATAGCGCTCATTAGCCTCCCTGTACAAGAAGATAAGGTTCTTCATGCAGTTGTCAGGGATATGCCTAGGGTGCATCTTAGAGAATTCCCTAAATAACTTCTTTCGGCTAACAACGCTTTTTGGCATATAAGTATCTTTGTTTCAAAAGTAATACTATGGCATCACTTAGCGGAAGTAAAATCAAGGATACGTATTCGCTGTTGTTAAAATTAGCGAGCTCATCTGCGTCTGCTACAGAACAGATTGTAGAAGATGGTGCAGGAACATCCACAGCCCTGAAGCTTTCTACCGACACGGTGGAGACCACTGGTGACCTGAAGATATCCGGAACCCCGGCAGCAGCCGCATCTGGAGACGTCACGGCTCTTATGCTTAGTTCTACAGGAGTTGTGGTTACACGCAACCTCAGCACTAGCCCCATTGGTACTGCAAGCATTACAGCAAACTCGCCTATCGTTGCTACCGGTAGCACCGTTGGTCTTGCTGACCCAGGAACGCTCAATACACTAACAGGTTCTGGCACCGCTAACAACGACAAGTTTCTTATCTGGGACGAGGGAGCGTCAGAGTACAAATCCATAACAGCGGCAGAGTTAACAGACTATATGGGCACTAACGTCGCTGCCCAGCAAAATGCTTTTGTAGCGCGGATTCAGGCTGTTACGAATATCCCAACGACCGCATTGAAGCTTCCGTTTGCTGAAGTATATGGAGATGGAGCAGCAACTGGTTCAACTACATTGGCTACATCGTGTGTGACTTTTGGTGCTGCCTCCTCAGAAATACAATTGGTATCATTTGTCAATCCACGTGATGCATTCCAGATTAACAGCGAGGCCCTATACAATGTGGACATCAATCTGGAGATGGCATGTACCGTGAATGCGGATGTGACGATTGCTCTTGTTAAAGACTCTGGACCCACCAACGAGATTATCTCTTACCGGACAGTTAAGACTGGAACCTATGCTGCTTCATTCAGTAAGGCCGTATATATGCAGGCTGGAGAGACCTATTATGTAACCGTTGTATCTACAGCAGCAGGCAATACCGTCACCACGAATTCTACCGTTACCTTGACTAACTTAGGGACTGCAAATAGTTCCTTCTAATGAATCGTACAAAGCGCGTAGAGATGTTCATCGCCATTAAGGAGAAGATGGACGAGGTAGTGGAAATCATTCGTAGCAACGATGCTGGCAATGAGTTCCTTGCCTCATACTGCTTTGGTTTTATGATTGACGATGAAGACCAAGAGAGCAACTCTTATGAGTTTCTTGCAGGCTTCAACGCAGAGAACGACACAGAGATAGACGCGATGTTCGATGCCATGCATCGCTGTTATTTAGAGAATAGCGACAATGACGAGGATGATGATGACACACCGTCTAGCGATTCTATAGATTACTGGCTTAACCTTAACTAACAAATACCATGAGTGAGATGAAAGAGGACTTCGGGTCCTGGCTTAACGACTTGGAAGAAATTCCCGTAAACCCAACATGTCGCATTGACGACCCGGAGTGTGAAGCTTGTGGTAGCTAATCACTAAATTAAAAATACAATGGAACTCATTAGAAAAATTATCATCGGACAAAACCCCAAGGATGCTATGGCCTACTTCGTGGGGCAGAAGGCCGGGGATGCAGTAGTGGATTCAATTGTACTGGACGAACGTACGTTTGCTAAATACGGAATTCGTCGGTACCTTGTGTACATCTTTAACGAGGACAAGGGCATCATGCTCTGGAAGACCGTTGACGATATGCCATGTTTAATTGAACACGACTGCGACTTTGAATGAAACCCCTATATTATTTTATTGTCCATATCCCCAAGGCTGTCAATGACACCATAAAAGTCGGGGAGTCTGAGTTATACCTAGATTCAAAATTCAACGAGTTCCAACACAGGGCCCACGAAGGAGAGGTCGTTGGTATTCCATTGAAGTATAACACGGGAGTGGACATTGGCGACACGCTATACTTTCATCACCACGTTGTCCTTGGAGGAAATCACCTCGTGTATAATGGGCAGCAGTTAAATGAAAATAAAGACCGGCGTGGCCAGCTTGTGGATGGAGAGCAGGGACTTTACTATGTTACTTACGATGGGGGAAATGACCCATTCGTTTGTCAAGCCTATGCTCACAAAAGCAAGAAGAGTGGGAAGGTTAAAATCCTAGGAGAATGGATATTCCTAACCCCAGCAGAGCAGGACGCCGAACTGAAGAGTGATGTCCTTGAGTTAGTACAGAAAGAAAAGGAATACAATCAGTACGGCTACATTCGGTACGGCTCTCCCAAGTTAGAGGAGCTAGGCCTACACGAAGGAGACAAGGTGTTCTTCATGAAGAATGCCGACTATCTGATGGAAGTCGATGGCGAAAAGTTATACCGAGTTTACTTACAACACATCTATGCCAAGATTACAGAAGAAGTATGATAGCGTATACACCGCTCAAAGGCTCATGGAGGCAATGCAGGTGGCTATTGAGAACATGATACATGAGATACAAAAGCCTGTAGACCAAGAACTTAGCGGTTCGCAACGCAAGGCAGAACTGCAGTCTATAAAGCAAACAGCGGTTGACGCTAAAGAGCTTATCGTAGAACGGGAACGCCTTGAGCAACTTATAAAAACCCTCAAAGACAATGGCGAGCTACAAGAGCAACGTGACTATTCAGGCGGATTCGCAGAACAATTCTCAAAATAACGATTGGGTATTCATATACTGGGATTCGTAATGGCTGGTTTAGTTGAGATAAAAGATGAATATGTAATCAACATCTGCCCCGTGGAAACGCGGGGCGATGTTATTACTATATCTGAACTCGACATACAATTGCCTAAGCAACCATTAAAGAAAGACATACTGTACCACGACCTGCCTAAGGAACAGCAGCGATGGGTACGCAAAGAGCTGCCAGAAGAGCTGCGGCGTATTGCTAGCATGGAGCAGTGGCTAGAGATGCCTGACTCCTTTCGGGCAAAACACACACCTTATATTGCACAAGAATATGAAAGACGCAGAAAAGGACTTTGGTTCTACAACAATGGAACACCAACCTACATCACAGGAAACCACTACTTCTTTCTTCAATGGTCCAAGATTGATATTGGGTACCCCGATTACCTGGACTTCCAGCGTCAACTGTTCTTACATCTTGAAGCTTGCTCAGTAGACCCGCGATGCCTAGGTCAGGTATATGTCAAGTGCCGTCGCTCGGGGTACACGAATATGTCAGCCTCTGTCCTTGTCAACGAGGCTACACAGGTGAAGGACAAGCTGCTGGGTGTTATGTCAAAGACAGGCTCCGACGCCCAGGAGAACATCTTCATGAAGAAGATTGTTCCTATCTATAAGTCCCTTCCTTTCTTTTTCAAACCCATCCAGGACGGAACAACTAACCCCCGTATGGAACTCGCCTTCCGAGAGCCATCAAAGCGAATCACCAAGAAGAACAAGACCTCTCAAAAAGGAGAAGCGCTCAACACAGTAATCAACTGGAAGAACACCACCAACAATGCCTATGACGGTGAGAAGCTACACATCCTGTACTTAGATGAGGCAGGCAAGTGGGAGAAGCCTACCGACATACGTGAGTCATGGCGTATCCATAGGACCTGCCTCCTGGTGGGTAGGAAGATTGTAGGGAAGGCTATCGTTGGTAGTACCGTCAATCCCCTAGACAAGGGCGGTAGGCAGTTCAGGGACCTCTATGACTCTAGCAATCCAAACGAACGCAACGAGAACGGACGTACACGTAGCGGATTGTATTCCATGTTCATTCCAGCATACGATGCCCTAGAGGGATTCTTTGATAAGTACGGGTTGCCCGTGGCCGATGACCCGGAGAAACCTATGGTCTCCACCGACGGGGAGCCCCTAATCATAGGCGCTAAGACGTTCCTAAAGAACGAAAGGAAAGCCCTGGTTAATGATTCGTATGAACTCAACGAGGTCATCCGCCAGTTCCCCTTCACAACAGCGGAAGCATTCCGAGATAGCGCCAAAGCATCGCTGTTCAATGTTCAGAAGATATACGAGCAGATACAGTATAACCAAGAGCTATTCCCCAATCCTATAGTAACGGGCAACTTCGTATGGCGCGATGGGGTGAGCGATAGTGAGGTTGTCTTCAGTCCCAGCGTAGAGGGCCGATGGCGCATAGCATGGCTACCTCCATATGAACTTCGCAATAAGGCCCGCCCAGAGAATGTTTGGCTGGGCTGCGGGGGTGTTGACTCCTATGACATTGACGCTACGGTAGATGGCCGCGGTTCTAAGGGCGCATGCCATCTATTCAACAAGTTTAACATGGCACACCCCAGCAATATGTTTGTTGCTGAGTATGCCTCTCGTCCTCCCCTTGCTAAGATATTCTATGAGGATGTCCTGATGGCTGCCAAGTATTACGGATATCCAATTCTTATAGAGAATAACAAGTACGGTATTGCCAGATATTTTGAATCACGAGGATATCAAGACTGGCTACTAGACAGGCCCGAGCATCTAGGCTCTGGGTTCGGAACCAAGACAAAGACAAAAGGTATACCATCAAACTCTCAGGACGTTATCCAAGCGCATGCCCAAGCAATAGAAGCATACATACATGCACACGTAGGTCTCAATGAAGAGACGCTAGAGCACGGCAAGATGTATCTAGATAGAACATTAGAAGATTGGATTAACTTTAAAGTAGATGACCGAACAAAGTATGACTTATCTATATCTAGCGGACTAGCATTATTAGCAGCGCAGGGACATAAGCCAGAAAAAGAAAGAACAGACTTCAACGTGAAGAAATTCTTTAGAAAGGGTCAGATAATTCTACGCTAATAATATGAAGTATATTTGCGGTATAGCCCACCTTGAGTATGGACAATCAATACATTAAGGGTCAATCCTCCTTTCCTGACCCATTAGTAGGCGTTGAGGAGAAAGTGTCGCAAGCATACGGCCTGCAATATGCAAAGGCCATGTTTGCGCAATGGGTAGGAAGTGACTATCAAAACTCTTTGTACGGACGACGCAACAGCGAATTTGAACGCTGCCGTGATTACGCACAAGGAACGCAAGACACTTCTATCTATCGTCAGATTCTAAACTCTTTAGACAACAACAACGGCGATGGAACGCTCCTCACCCTTGACTACACTCCTGTGCCTATTGTGCCCAAGTTTGTAAAGATTGTTGTAAACAAGATTTTGTCTCGCGCACCGTATCCACAAATAGAGGCGATTGACCCGGTCTCCAGGACGGAGAAAGACAAAAAGAAAAATGCAACGGTTCTGAAAATTCAAAACAAGGACATGATTGCCGAAGCGCAATCCCTTGGCCTTCAGGTTGATACAGACCCAAATGCTCTTCCAGATACTCCAGAAGAAACTGAAATCTTCCTGGATACAAATATCAAAACGGACGCAGAGATTGCTGCGCAGATTGCTACGGAGATGACCTTGAAGTGGAATGACTTCAATGATTCCATCTACCGACGTTGCGTAGAGGATGTCGCTGTCCTTGGCATGGGTATCGCTCGCCGCACTAACGACCCCAACTACGGAATCAAAGAGGAGTACGTAGACCCTAAGATGTTCATCCACAACTACACGGATGACCCCAACTTTACTGAGCTAACATACGCCGGGCATTTCCGATACATCACAATCATGGACCTCAAGCGCATAGCCGGTGACCAGTTCACCGAAGCGCAGTACGAGCAGATTGCCAAAACGGTCATGAACAAGTATGGGAATCAGCCAGACCAGTTCTCTGTGGAGAACAACGGTTATGGCCGACCCGGCACTCGCTATCGTCAGGGCTATGACCAATACAAGGTGGAGGTCATGGACTTTGAATTCATGAGCGTAGACAACATCATCTTCGAGAAGAAGGAGTCTGCCTACGGTAACATTGGATTCTACTATAAGGGCAATGAGTACAATGCTCCTCAGCAATCGGTCTATGACCGCGAGGCTGTGTACATGGCGAATGCTACGGTATATGGAGGCTCGTACATTGTTGGAACGGAATTCATGTACAACTACGGACCCAAGAAAAACCTACCAAAGAATGTACACGATATCAGTCGTGCACGCCTTTCGTACAGCGTAGTGGCTACCAACATCCGCGGCATGATTCCCAAGTCAATGGTCTCTTCGGTCATCGGCTTTGCGGACATGTTGCAAATCACGCACCTGAAGATTCAGCAGTCCATTGCCAAGGCCAAGCCTGATGGTCTTATCATTGACATCGAAGGACTAGAGAACGTTCAGTTAGGACGAGGAGGGGAACTCCAGCCTTTGGAGATTCAAGACATTTACGAACAGACTGGTATCTTCTATTACCGTTCTAAGAACCCCGATGGCGGATTCCAGAACCCGCCTGTTCGTGAGATTGGCAACCGCATCCGCAACATTGAGGAACTAGTAGGTTTATACAACCACTACCTGCGTATGATTCGCGATGCTACGGGTATCAACGAGGCTATGGACGGAACAACCCCCAAGGGAGATGCCCTTGTTGGTGTTCGTGAGCAAGCCATTGCTGCGGGCAACAATGCCATCTATGACATCACCCATGCCGCACAGGTACTCTACAAGAAGGTGTGTGATGATATCGTTCGCTGTTTGCAGATTATTCCAGCGGAGAGCATTCTATATCGCATCTACTCCAATGCCATTGGAGAAACGAACATGGCTGTTCTATCCTCTTTTGAAAACCTAGGCATGTACAACTTTGGTGTCATGGTTGTCACGGAGATGAATGACATGGACAAGCAGTACTTGGAGCAGAACATCCAGATTGCTTTAGGCCAGAAAGAGATTGACCTTGAAGATGCTATTGCTATCCGTCAGATTAAGGACGTAGAGCAGGCAGAGCGTTTATTGGTTATCCGACGTAAGAAGCGTATCAAACAGCAGCAGGAGCAAATGGCACAGCAAGCGCAGTTCCAAGCGCAAGCAAATGCCCAGGCAGCACAGGTGGCAGCCCAGTCAGATATGCAGAAGGAGCAGCTCAAGGCGCAGCTAGAAGCTCAGCGCCTACAGATGGAAGGACAAATCAAAGCACAACTTTTGGAGATGGAATACAACTTCAAGATACAGATTGAGCAGATGCGTGGTCAGTTTGGCGTAGCCGAGCAGCAGATTGAAAGCGGAGTTAAAATGCAGGCGGAAACCGAGAAGGAAAACCGCAAGGATTTCCGTATTGAAAAGCAGGCTATGGCTCAGAGCAAACTAATATCACAGCGCAAGGGAGAACGCCCACCGCTTGACCAGTCTCTATCTGCGGCTCTCACCGGTATTTAAAATATCCTACTTAACTATTTTTGTGGTGCATAGCATTGCACTTTGACCTTTAACTTTTTATTTGGCTATGTCTTATACGAATCTGAACAACCCCGCTAACTACCAACTACAATCGTTTGGTCAGGACGGGATGCGTACCATCTCCACAACTCAAGCATATGTTGAGGGAGAGTACTACCGCGTACTTGTTGCTACTGAAGACTCTACGGTGAGCGCTACCAGTATGGTAGGCGATGACCTCGTGGAGGTTGATGTGTTTGCAGGAACGACCATCTACGGACTTTTTACGGCTGTTAGCGTCTCTTTGGGAGAGGTTACGGCATACTTGGCGGGGCGCACGGACATTGATGACGTATGGGCATATATCAGAGCGTATGGCGAGGCTAATGGTGCTATCATTGAAGGGGAGGATTGCGCTAAGGCGGCTATCTCTCCATTGTTAGACAAGTACTATGCACAAGCCAGCTTGGTGATGGTTCCAAGCCTGTATAAGACAAGCATTGTATATTCTGAGCGTCCTCTATCTACGGACGGTCAACTCACCTTCACCCGTAACTCTGATGCTACGCGAGTCAATGCGGACGGGTTGGTGGAAAAGGTGCGGACGAATGAGGCCTTGTATAGCGAGGATTT